GCGATTAAATAAATACCTTAGCGCTTATCATTTCCTATCAGAAAAATAAAAAACTACCTTGAATATTGTGAGTTCAAGGTAGCTAGTGAGCTTCGGGATATAACCGCAATTACACTCTGGCGGGCGTTGCCCAAAAACTTTAAAGCCATTATTTGCATGGCAAAGGTATAACAATATTTTTAAATAGCAAAAAAAATTAACAAAGCCCCTTGTTTGGGGCTTTTTTCATTATTGGGAGGTATCACCTCTCAAAGACAAAGAAAAAAACAAAAAAAACACAAATAAAATACAAACATTACACAAACCACTATAGAGCTTATTTACAAGTCCTTGCGTACCTTTGCATATAATAATATTGTTTTTTTATGTTCAAAGAAAAAATTTTACAACTGCTTAAAACTAAGTATAACCACTTAGGGTTGAGCGGGCAAGTGCTTGAGGGAGTGGCGGCTAACTTGAGTGCTTACGTAACAGAAGAAAGCCAAGTAGAACCTGCCACTGCGGGGGCTGAGGCTATGCTTAAGTTGTTCCAATCTTATGCTGATAATCGGGTCAATACTTTCAAGGCTGAAAGTGAGAAGTACAAGAAGGAGGCGGACGATTGGAAGGCGAAAGCAGAGAAAAGCAACGAACCTACTCCCGCTCCATCTGCGGGCAATCAGGGCAATGCTGAAATGAGTGCAATCATTGAGAAACTCAACACCTTGCAGAATAGCTTTGCCGAGTTCCAAAAAGGCAGAACAGCCGAGAGCCTTAAGGAGCAATTCGTAAGGCTGATGAAAGAAAAGAATATCCCAGAAAGCTACTATTCACCTTCGCTCGTGGGGCGTGATTTTGCTGATACCTCCGCAGTGGAGACCTTAGTTAATGCTGTAACAGAAGGCTTTGGCAAGCAGGAGCAGGAGCTTTCAGCACGTGGATTTTCTTATTCCAAAGCGCCTGATACCCCTGACGATCCTCAGAAAGAGGAGGAGGCTATTGCTAATCTCATTGAGCAAGAAACCGAGAAACTAACGACAAGTAACAAGTGACAAACCACTAATCATTAAAAAAGATGCCAGCAGGAATTAAGTATGACCTTAAGGGTCAAGAGGTAGAGAAAGAACTCTACAACGTAAAATCAGGCTACCGCTTAGCAGGAGGGTTCAATATTGACGATAGCGATATAGATGACGGACAATATATCCCTGTCTTAGCTCCCTTCGCGGTAGATTTTAAGACACGCACGGCCAAAGTATCCAAGTCCGTAAAAGCCGTGGAAGCGATTAATGCCACCACACTCAAGGTACAGAAAGGGAGCTTTGCCAAAGTAAATATGCACCTTGGTAATGGCACTAATGGTGCCACTATTACAGCGATAGACACCACCAATGCCAATTATGACACCCTTACACTATCGGTTAACATTGCGGACGTAAAAGCAGGCGATGTCCTCTTTGAGGCTAAAACCAATGCAGGTAAGGTGGTTAAAAACCCTGCTAATTTCCTTAACTATGCAAGGGTGAAGAAGGAAGCAGGGGCAACTGTTACCGCTTTGGGTCAGGCGTATGAAATCCAAACCAACAAGCTCTATGTACCTGTATCCGATAAGGATAAGGAGACCCTTGGAACAAGATTTATGTTTATCTAAAAACCAGTAGAACAATGATTTTAACTTTAGAAAAGCTCTTTAACAGCCCTCAAATCATCAGAGCGGTGATTAATAGGGTAATACAGACCACTGCCGATACGGTGGTATGGAAGCGATATTTGGACTTTGAGGAGACCAAAGCACGCCTATTCAAAACCTACATCGGCACCGTTACAGGAGTGATAATGGGGTCAGTGATTGACAAGAACTCAGGCAAGCCTATCCGTGAGCGCAGAACCCTCGGTAGTGGCACAGGTGAAGTGGCTGACTTGGGGAACTCCTTTCAGTTGGACAACGAGCGCCTTAGTATCATCAAGCAGCTCACAGACAAATACAACCAAGCAGGAGCAGGACAAGCTGCGGTGATGAACGAGATTATCAACTTCTTAGCCGACGATATTCGTCAATGTACGCTGGCTCCTCACAAGCGTATGGATTATTTGGTAGGGCAACTCATTTCCACGGGTAAGGGAGAGGTTAAGTTGGACGACAACAAAGATGGGGTTTCTCTTATTGACATGGAATTACCCGTGATGAAGTTTGACCCTACCTCCGCTGAGAAAACCAAATTCATTAGCTATTTGCAGAAAATAGTCAATGAAACCCGTACCAAGGTAGGTGTTTTTGCGGCTATGGAAATGACACGTACCACCTTCAACAAGCGTGTAATTGCCTCCAATGAGTTCAAGGACACCTACAAAATGGTATTAGGTAGCGCACAAATTGGCGTATCAGGAGGTATTATCACCGAGGCTATGGCAAACCAATTACTCACTGGTATAGGATTGCCGCCTATTCGTATCGTGGAGGATTATGTAGTGAAAGAGGATGGCACCACCACTAACATCTTTGCTGATGAGCGTATTGCCTTGCTTCCTACTGCCAAACTCGGAAAGATGATGTGGCACGAGCCTTACGAGCTTACGGATCGTGTGCCTAACAAAACCTATACCGTATTGGAAGGAGGTCACTACATCACCACACAGCGTACTGAAGAGGGTCGATTTATCGAGTATGGTTGTGAGTGGATGCCAAGCTTTACCGCTCCACAGAGCATGGTTGTGATTAACACATCTAACATGGGTTAAGATGACTAAAAAGGATTATTTCCGTCAAAGGTTTGCCTCATTGGGGCTTTCTCTCACTGAGGCTGACCTTTTAGACTTAAACATTCCTGATTTGTCAGGTGAAGCCACTACAGAGGAGCAAAGAAACTTGTATATAGCCTTTATCCGCTTTATTCCACAAATCCTCTTACGTCCCAGTTCTATATCAGAAGGAGGAACCAGCCTCGCAAGAGCAAGCAAAGACGATATAATTGCTTTCTACAGCAATGAGTGTAAGCGGTTAGGTCTCAAGGACGAACTAAGTAAGAAACCTAAAGTCATATTCCGATGATATTAGACAATGGCACATTGCAGGTACAGAACACTACAGGCGGCGGCTTGGTAGGAGGTATTCCTCAAGAAGCTACCCTTCAATGGGGTGATCCTATTCCTTGTCATATTGTAGCTAATACCTACAATCAGCGGGGAACTTTCAAGGATAGCACTTTTACACAAAGCAGCTATACAGTGTGGTTTGACTATGGGCTGCATATTTTCAATGCCAAGAGGGTACGACTTATAAGCGGCAAAGGAGAGCAATTAGGAGAATTTGAAGTGCAAAGCATAGAGCATGCCGATTTGGTAGGACGAACTAAAATCATGGTATAATGATAGAAGGAAAGCTAAACATTGCCTTTGACAAAATCAAGGAGCAGTATATCAAGGCAGCCACTCAAAAATTCATAGAGGTAGGCGAACGCTGTATCACCGAAGCCAGAGACAATGGCTCCTATACCGATAGGACGGGTAACCTTAGAAATTCCGTAGGCTATGTGGTGCTATTGGACGGAATAGAGCAATCACAAAGTAATATTAACAAGCTCAATCGTAAACAATTTGACACTATCAAAGCCAAATATCCCAAAGGCTTGGTGCTGATAGTAGTAGCAGGAATGAATTACGCTGCTTATGTAGAAGCCAAAGGCTATAATGTGCTTTCCAGTGCCGAGCTTATGGCTGAAAATATCTTAAAACAACTCTATGGATCATGAAAAAAGGAGGCACACAGATAGAAAAGGATGTCTTTGACACTTTCCAAACCGAGATAGGCGCTTTTGTCCGTGGTGGAGTGTATTTGCAAGGCACACGCCCACACAACTCTTTTGAGGAGGATTGTGTTATAGGCTTTCTCACTGGCCTTGATAAGGATATACAAGAAGGTAAGGTAAATATTAACTTCTATGTACCTAAAATCAATGCAGGAGCACAGAAAAAAATAAAAAACATTGCTCGTATTTTGGAGATAGAAGCCTTTATCTGTGGCTTAGTAACTCGTATCACTGATGAATATCGCTTTTATCAGGAACAAACCATTCATAGCTTTGAGGAAGACGATAATCAAACCTTGGTTAATGTCGTCCTCAGATACAAAAGATTTAGTAACTATTAAAATACTTAAAACATGGCAAACATTTTAAGCTGGGGAAAACCAGGAATAGAATATGTAAAATTAGAAAACGGCGACTTGCCCAGTACACCCGTTTGGAAGGCTTTCCCTACCCCAGTGGAAAACACCACCAAATTGGAAACTGAAGAAGGTGAGAGCAAGGAAGCCAAAGTAGAGGGCGGCGAGGTGATCGCTACCCGTAAGAATGTCAGCAAGTACAAGCTGGAATTTGAAATCTATGAGACGGACGACCTAACCGCTCCTATTCCCGACAATGACGGGATTGTCCTTGACCAGTACGCGGTACGTCTTACCCCTGAAAACACCAGTGCCAAGGGTTTTATCATAGACCGTGCCAGCGTGTCCGTAGTAAGGACTTGGGACAGTGAGAACGGAGGTAAGATAAAATACACCTTCACCGCTCTGAAACCAAAAACAGGGAAAATGCTCAAGCAGTACAATTAATTCATTGATTAGTGGTTAGTGACAAGTGGCTAACCACTAATCATTAATCGTTAATCACTAAAAAGATGGACAATATTCAACAAAAAACAGCACAAACCCTATTACAACAAGCCGAAGAGGTAACCATAGCTGGGACAAAGTACCAAGTACCACAACCCACCCTCGGCACACTGATACTCGTATCTCAAGAGATAGCCCATATACCCATGGAGGAACTCAATAGAGAAAAGACTATAGGCGAGGCCTTTCAGAAAGCTACCCATGGCAAACATATAGCCCGTGCCTTAGCCCTGATGATACTTGGCGCCTCACAACCCAAACCTACCCTTTGGAAAAGAATTAAGGAGTGGCTACACCCCAAAGAACGCCAAATAAAGCAGCTCACTGATAAGATCCTCTGTCAAATGAGCATTCAAGAAGCAGGGATATTATTCATTCAGCTACTCGGAAAAATGCAGACTACCGATTTTTTTATGCTTATCACTTTCCTAAACGAAGCCAATCTGCTCAAACCGACAAGGAAAGTGAGCGAAACGACAGCCTCTGGGCGATAGTCGGTGGTTTTTTGAAACAATATCCTAATGTAAGTATCCAAGAGGCTTTGTATGAAATATCCTTTGCTAATTTGCTCTTGTACAATAGCGTAATCCCTGAATATTCCTACAGTGATGACAAGGACAAAGGCAAGGTGGTAACCGATAAAAGCCCAGACTACAACGAGGAATTAGACAAATTAATCAATCAATCTTAAAACTATTCAATGGAAAAAATATTTGTAACCCTATGGATACTCTTTGGTATCTACACTTTAGTACTTGTTATGATCTTGGCGGACTTGTGGAGCGGTGTTCGCAAGGCCCATCGAATGGGAGTTATGCGCACTTCCTACGGCTATAAGCGCACCGTGAGCAAGCTCGCCCAGTATTACAATGTACTGATTGCCCTCTCAATAGTGGATTGTATGCAGATGAGTACGATTTGGTATTTGGAAGCCTACTACCAATATTCCCTATGGCTATTTCCTTTTATCACCCTTATAGGCGCTATAGCGCTTTGCCTTATCGAGGTCAAAAGTATATATGAGAAAGCTGAAGACAAGGTGAGATTAGACCAAGCAGGGCAAACCATTAGTAAAATTGTAGTCAATAGGGACAATTTAGAAGTCGTAGTTAAGGCTATATCCGACTATATGAAAGAAAACGACAATCCTAAAACAGAAGACCATGAACCAAACACAGCTTAATTTTATCAAAACCTATAAGTCCGTAGCCCTTGAAAGCGAGTGGAAGACGGGTATTTTAGCGATTTTTATTAATATTTAAAACCAAACCATCATGAAAAAAAGCAAACGTACCATTCATTACCTTGTCGTTCATTGTTCTGCCACACCTGAAGGACGCGCACACACTGCCAAAGACATAGACCTATGGCATCGCCAGCGAGGATTCAATGAGATAGGCTACAACTATGTAATCCTCTTGGACGGCACGATCGAGCAGGGCCGTGATGTGGATAAAATACCCGCGCACGTGGAGGGGCATAATAAGGACAGTATAGGGATCTGTTACATAGGTGGAGTGGATAAAAACACGCTCCAGCCAAAAGACACCCGTACACCTGCCCAAAAAGAAGCCCTTACAAAGCTCCTTAAAGAACTCAAGAAGTTATACCCCGATGCCGTGATACAAGGGCACCGAGACTTTGTGGGAGTAAAAAAGGCTTGCCCCTGCTTCAATGCAAAGGAGGAGTATCAAAATATCTAATCGTAAATTGTTAATTATTAATTATGACAGAAGTAAATGAACTAAAAAAAGAGTATGAAAGCCTACTTACTAAAGTAGGGCAATTGCCACGTACAAGAGAACTATCCCTTGTTATTACCAAGTTAGAGGAGGGTCTTATGTGGCTTGAAAAGTCAATCAAACAACAAGAAATTCCAAAGTAATGTATGAGAAAGATTTTGTATTTACTCTTAGCCCTTTTGTTACTGACTGGTTGCAGGAGTAAGAAAGTGAAAAGTGAAGAACTAAAAGTGAAAAGTGAAACAGCAGTAACTAAGGTAAAAGACAGCTCCTCACACGTAGAAAAGTCCCAAAAGGTAAGCGCTTTTGAGCTTCAGCAGTCCCAATCCTATCAAATCACCCTTGAGAGTGACAAAGACGAAATGGGTAATTCCAAAGATCTCTATTTTACTCGTATGAGAGACGGCCCAAATGAAGCCCTCGTTATAAGAGGGGGTAAGGCAACCATACATATAAACCAAAACAACAACCAAGCCCTTACCCAAGAGGATACTATTATACAAGAAAGCACTACCACAAGCCAGCAACAAGCCATCATTGTACAGGAGCGGCGGCAAACCACAAAATCACAAAAACAAGTTAGCGCCCTACCTTGGTGGCTTATAGTAAGCACATTACTCTTAGGATTGTTAATATTTATATTTATTAGGTTCAAACGCTGATTAGCGTGCCACGCCTCAGCAATGGGGCGTTTTTTTACATTTTAAAACACAGATTATTATGAACAACGATAACGGAAGTATAGACTTTGAAGCCAGCTTGCGCCTTGAGAAATTAGATGAAGGCATAAAAAAAATGGAGAATATGATCAATGACTCCATGAAAAGCTCTCAAAAAGAGACAGACAAGCTCCAACAGTCTATTAATAACCTCACAAAGGGGGCAATGGCTTTCTTTACCATCTCAAAAGCCTATGAGTTTTCCCAAAAGATTATAGCTGTCCGCTCCCAGTTCCAACAGCTTGAAATTGCCTTTGGCACCATGCTAAAGAGCAAGGAGAAGGCTAATGAACTAATGGCACAAATGACTGATTTGGCGGCTAAAACCCCTTTTGGACTACAAGAAGTATCTGAAGGGGCTAAGCGCTTGCTTGCTTTTCAAGTTCCTGCCCAAGAGGTAACGGAAACGCTTAGGCGTATGGGTGATGTCGCTGCTGGATTAGGCGTACCTATGGGACAACTCATTCACGTATATGGGCAAGTCAAAGCGCAAGGCAAGTTAATGACGAATGATCTCTATCAGTTCATGAATGCAGGTATTCCTATCATTGCCGAGCTTAGTAAGGTCGTAGGCAAAAGCGAAACCGAGATTAAAGACATGGTTTCAGCAGGGAAAATAGGCTTTGCTGAAGTGCAAGCCGTTATCAAGGGTATGACAGACGAGGGGGGGCTATTCTATAACCTAATGGCAGAGCAGAGTAAGACCCTAAGCGGCCAATTGTCCAACTTGGAAGATAACTTTGACAATATGCTCAACGAGATAGGCAAGGCTACTGAGGGAATCGCTTCGGGGGCTATCTCAAGCGTGGCTTTCTTGGTGGAGAATTACCAAACCTTGGGTAAGGTGATAGCGGGGCTTATTGCTACCTATGGGGGGTATAAGACGGCTATTCTTGTAAATAGTGCCGTTGTTGCTGTTAATGCTGAAGTCACAAAGGGCTGGACTATCGCTCAACTTGCCCAATATAAAGGGCTTTTGTTATTAGAGAAAGCTCAAAAACTCCTTAATGCAACCATGCTTTCTAATCCTTTCGTATTGGTAGCAACAGCAGCTATGGGATTGGTAAGTGCTTATTTCATTTTGCGAGATAGTACCGATGCAAACACAAGGGCTACCGAACGGCATAACAAATTGCGAGAGGAGCAAGCGGGTATTATTGACAAACAGAAGAGTAAAATAAACGATTTAATCTCTGTTGTACAAGATGAGACCAAGACTTGGGAGCAAAGAAATACGGCTTTTTTGACACTCAAAAGCACCATGAAAGGAGTTTTTGACCAATATACCTCATTGAACGACCTATTGAGAAACATGGCTAAGGCTCTAAAAGACGTTAATGGGGAATTTGCCGCAATGGATGAAAATATGTCTCGTGATGCTGTCGTTAAAACAGAAAAAGGTATTAAAGCAAAAGAAGCCGAGATAAAGCGATTAGAGGAACTCCAAAAAAAGGTAGATAGTACCGCAGCATTGGGTATTCAAAGGACTATTGATGGACTAAGAAGTCAAATCAAAGAAGATGGGCTACTAAAACGCAAACAAGAAAAGGTGGTTGTTGGCCTTGAAGTGAATGATTTTGCCAATTCTCTTAATGGAATGAATGCTTCTCAATTGGAAGAAACAAAGCGTAAGATAAACGAAGCATTCAACAGAAAGAAAGACGTAAGTACAAAAGGACAATTTAGACTTATAAATGAGGATAATCCATTTCTAAACTATTCGTATGAAGACTTAGGGCGCTTTAATCAAGCCTATAATGATCATATAAAGATGATAGAGAAGGAAAAGGAAAAAACAACAAATGTAGTTGTCCTTAGAAAGGAGATATTAGCCTTAGAAAAGCAAATAGAAACCATAGAAAATAGGAATAAAAATAGCACAAGTGTATCAGATAAAATTCAAAAAGAATTAGAAGGAAAAAGAGCCACTTTAGAGGCAAAGAAAAAGGAGTATAAGGGACTAACTGGAGACGACTTAAAATCAAAAACCACCAAATCCGCCAAATCCGAACACCCTATTTTTGACCAAGAAGCACACCTATTACAGACCACACGACTTGCCATAGATAACGAATTAGCCCAGCAGAAAGCGAATATCGAGCAAATGCAGGAAGGCTATGAAAAGGAGTTGGCCCTGGTACGTTATTATTATGATGAAAAGGCAGAGGCTATTCGTCGTGGAGGTGAGGACGCTCGTCGTGCCTTGGAAAAGGAACGTGCCGATAGTAAGGGGTCAATGAGTAGCGACACCTATAATGCTCGCTTGAAGGCTATCAATGAAAATGAGATCATAGCTAATAAGCAAAATAGCCACCTCAAACAGCAACAGGAAGAGAGCCTTATAAAATCAATGTTGGAGAAATACAAAGGCTATGATGAGAAAAGAAGGGATATAGAGCACAAGTTTCAGGAGGATAAGAAAACGCTTTTGAGTGAAATCGCAAAGATAGAAGCCGAGAATGTAGATGGAATATACAATGAGAGGGTAAAACAGCTTAAAAAGGCGCTCAAAGAGTTGGAAAAACTAAAGAATGATGAATTATTCAAGTTAGAAACCGAGAGCCAAGAAGCAGGAACCACTATCTCTAACCTCTTTGGCGACCTATCCAATATGAATTTGAGTGATTTGGATAGCCTTATTGCCGATGCCGAAGTACTCTATCAGAAGATGAAAGATTTGGGCAATGTTAGTCCGGAGACCCTTCATGCTATTTCTCAAGGTCTGGAGAATGCCAAAGGGAAAGCCAGGGAAATAAGACCGGTATTTTCAGCCTTAGCCGAAGATTTCAAGGAGTTCATGAAGGCTTCTAAAGGTGGTAAGGATACCGATAAGGCGCTTGCCTTTGAGAAACTGAAAGGGAGCGCTGAAAAAGCAGCAGGAACCGTGAAGACCTTGTATAACTTTGTCTCTGAATTGAATGTAGTGGATTTAGGGGATTTCTCTGCTAAGATAGCCGAGATACAGAGCCTTATAGGAAATGCTGTAGAAAATGCCATGCAAATGGGTGAGGTGTTTAAAAGCCTTGGTGGTAGTTCTTCTATAGGAATGGTTGTAGGGGTTGCAGGAAGTTTGATTTCTAAGATCATGAAAGACCTTAGCAGCAGCAAGGAAGCCGATAGAGAGCGAGAAGCACGATGGAGACAACAGCAGTATGAGTATGAGAAGAAAATGAATGATCTTTATGATGAACGTATTCTCAAGGGTGAAAAATTCAAGAATGCTTTTGCTGAAAATAAGATAGGAAAACAGGTAGATGTTCTTAATAACTATAAATCTAAGATTAATGATTTAAGAAAAGACCTTGTTGATTTGCAAAACTCACAGGTGCTTAGTCATTATGATAAGGAGTGGGTAGTTGATAAGGTTTTTGGCTTTCTTCCTACCGGAATACACCAAGAGCTTATTGCTCGTACAAAAGCATTCAAAGACAAATATAGAGCATTAGTAGATGAGTTTGGAAATATTGATTATGAATATCTAAGAGGTCTTAATGAAAATAAATTTGGAGAATATGTCTCACGGATGGGGATAGGATTTACGGAAATGGATGAAGGGCTGAAAAATGTTATTATAAAAGCCAAGGAAGCTGATGAAAGACTTAAGAAATATCGAGAAGAGATCGACCAATATACTAAAGAAACTTTTGGGGAGTTAGGGGCTAACTTCTCTGATAGTATTATATCCGCTTTAGAAAAAGGGGAAAGTGCCTTTGAGAACTTTGGGCAAACAGTCTCCAGGGTAATGAAAAATATTATCAAACAAACCTTGATGACCCAAAATATTAAAAATCTTTTTGATAATTTCGATAAAGCCATTGGGGATATATATGCAAATGGAATAGGGTTAAGCAACGAACAAATCTATGAAAATATCAAAAATAAAACTGTCGAATTTGTCAATAATACATTAAAACCTGAAATTCAAAAAGGAGAGCAAAAAGCTAAGGCAATGTTTGACGCCTTAGAACAAGCAGGGGTAAAGATGTACGATGATAAAGGGACAAATCGTCAAGCCGCAGAAAAAGGATTTGCACGGATGAGCCAAGATACTGGAGACGAATTGTTAGGGCAATTTAGGTTACAAACAGAGCTACACAAACAGACCAAGGATGGCATACTGCAAGCTATTGAGTACTACAAAGGATTTACAAATTCATTCGAAATACTCAAAAACAATTTAGCCCAGCAGTTACAGCACCTTGCAGGAATTGAAGCTAATACCTATAAGCTAAACAAAATGGAAATAGACATTGCAGGAATCAAACGAGGAATGGACGAACTTACCACCAGAGGAATAAAGATTAGGTCATAAAAAAGCCCCTTGATTGGGGCTTTTAGTTTATTTGACTTTCTTATAGAAATCTTCTCTTTCTGAAATAACTTCAATTTCAGATCCATATTTAGTCACTTTTTGATGTTTTATTTTAAACAATTCTCTTCCTTCAAAATAAGGGTGTTTTTCTGCCCACTCAGTCCATTCATAACTATGTTTATAATATGTATTACTTTGAGGATCAAACTCTATAAAATAATATATATGTTGATTATTCCCTTGAAACTTGTAAGAATATTCTTCTTGTTCAACTAATCGTGATTTTTGTGTTTCAAAATATGGATCCTTAAACAATCTATAATCATTCTTTGTAAATTCAAAAGAATAATTAATATACCCTGATATATATTCCCATCTACCCACTAACCAATCAGGCACATTCAATTTATATTGGCTAAAATCTTCCTCATCCTCACTCTTCGAGCACCCTAAGGCAATCAGCCCCATGAGTAGCAATAGTACTTTTTTCATGTGTTTAAAATTAGTTATTGATTACTTTCTTCGTTTTGTTTTCTTTTACCATAGACAAATATACCTGTAAGGCCTACTATAGTAGCACCCCCAAGAACTATAGCCACGGCTTCATGTCCTTTCATAGCAAGCTGATAAGAAGCATATAATACACTGCCTGCTATCACCAAACCAAAAAGCTGCCCTAATAGGCTCTGAATATTGTACCAATTTTCAATCTTACGCCTATGAGCGCTTTGTAGCTCTACCTGTTGCATGAGCCTTTCCGCTCCATTCTTAATAATCTTATCATAGCCCGCAAGAGTTTCCACGTCGGGAAGCGGTCCTGAATGCACTCTGGAAACAGATACAACACTTATAGCTGTTTTTATGAGTTCTTGCCTTAGTTCAGGGTCTATATTCTCTAATGTAGGATTGGTATTGAGTATTTCTTTGTCTATCTTTTGCAGATTTTTATTTTTATCTACCTTTGCCATGGCTAACCTCCTATCACTTTTCTTATGTCATTCCCTACAGCCCACCAATCGGAAGCTATAGCCTTTATATCTGCTTGTAATCCATCTTTTTTAGGGCGCTTCGTAAAGTAGTTTCCAAAGATATTAAAGATACTTCCCAACCCTATCCAAAAGTTATTTTTGGGCAATGAAAATATACTTTTATTTATTTCCTTCATGTGTTATGTATTTAAGTTAGTAAATTTCAACTGTATGCAGTAGGCGTTCCTTGTGGGTATAAATATCGTCCAAGCTGTCAAGGAGTACCTTTTCGGAGCTGTCTTTTCCTTTGTCAAAGAACTCAATATATTTCTTTGCTCCGTTGAAATGCAACCTACAAATAGGCTTGCGGTTGTTATCGTCCAACAATATACCAAAGTAGGAAATGGTATCTCGATAGGCAATTCGTGAAGCGGGTACTTTCTCTCTGACAATTGCTTTGACTATCTGAAAGCCTTCCAACTCTTCCTCGGTAGTAATGATCCTACTTTCGTCATCATCTTCTACCATAGGTTCAGGCGATACTGGATCTTCCTTGGGTTGCGGTGCCTTGCCCTCGTTAATATCAAGGGCAGTTTTCAGACGGGTATTAATCGAATCGTTGAAATAGGAAGTCATGGCGCGCTTGAGGTACCCACGGAATATCTCCAAGCGGCCCGCGGTGATTTGCTTATCAAAGAAACGGCGCGCTAACAGCTTGATAAAATCATCGGACGGCTCTTGTATCTCCTTTTCAAACTCGTTCTTGAGGGCGCCTACATACTTGAGGGCTTCGGCGCTCTCTAATATATTGTCAATGCTAAAGGTAGCCTTGGTAAACTTCACCAGCTCCTTAATGGTGCTATCCTTGAGGTTAGCCAAATTCACGGTAAGGAAAGGGTTGTTGTCCATGATATTAGGCTTTTCAAGGTCTGTGAAGAAGTCATACACAATCCCATTGGTAATAATTCCAAAGCGTGCATCAGTAACGTGATAATATCGGTGCAATTGGGAGTTATGAGCATTGATATTCTCTTTCCAATGCTTGCACTCAATGATAATCACGACCTGATCGTCTTTCTTGATTACATAATCTACCTTTTCGCCTTTCTTGGTACCTATGTCAGCCACGTACTCAGGAATAACCTCTGTAGGGTTAAATACATCGTAACCGAGTATCTGCAAGAAAGGCATGATGAAGGCGTTTTTAGTTGCTTCCTCCGTGTTAATTTGGTCTTTGAGACTTTCCACACGGTTATAAAGCTGCTCTAATTTGCCTTTGAGTTCTGCTTCTATTTCCATGTTATAATTGATGTGTTATTTAACTGGGTACAAAATTAAGAAATTATAAAGGAATACGAAAGAAATTTAACGTTTAAATATTGTAGTGTCTTATATATAAAAAAATATCTCTGTGGGCGCAGAGATATTGATAAAGAGGGTTGCTTTAAATTTCTTTATAATGAAAAAAGAAAATTTTTTAGACCCTGCAAATGTACGAACTTCCGTACAATTTTGCAAACGAAAAATAGCGAAAAAGGAAATAAAGTAGTTACAGAATAAAGAAAGCCCCTTGATTGGGGCTTTTTCTATATCTCTATTTTCAGCTGCTTAAGCATTTCCCTATCCTTTTTGGCTTTATTGACTTGATAGATAGCGGTGGTATTCTTGTTGGTATGGGAAGCCAATAACATAGCGGTATCGCTATCCAAGTTATCAAGCATATAGTGCTTGAGAGAATAAAAATCAGCTTCAATACCGAGTTTATCCTTTACATTTCGTTTCCAAAATCGGGTAACAATTTCTTTATTTCCCATTTTCTTACTGGGTACGAAGTTCAAGGCAAAAAGATAATCATCAGGGCTTTTACACTCATTGCATACGTCCTGCCAATATTCCAATGCAGGGCCAAGTATCACCTTGGTACATCGTTTGTACTGTCCGCCTTTTTCAAGGAGTATGACAAACTCCTGCTTATCCAAATCTACATCTTTACGTTGCAGTCTAAAAAGCTCGGTATTACGCGCCCCTGAGTAAAGGAAGATCATCATATAGCGATAAAAATCGGGGTGTGTCTCCTCTAAGTGCTCCCTTACCCTATCCAATTCATCTTTATCAAGCACAAGGCGAGGTTCCTTGAAAGTCTTTTTAGGATAAATATCCCTTGTAATATTACTCTCGCAGCACTCATACTCTATAAGTTCTCGATAGAGGCTTGAGATATAAATCACGAATTTATTGTAATACTTGTCAGTAAGCTGTAGATAATCCAACATACGCTTAAGATCCACACGCCGCAAATCCTTGATTTTGATATACTGCATACCAAGCGCTTCACTGGCTTTTTCCAACCTATCAATGGCGCATTTTATGTTATAAAGGTGTGATTTAGTTCCTGATTTAATTTCTAAGGCACGCCTATATGCCTCAATAAAGAGCAGGTCGGGGTACAGCCCCTCATTTCTGAGGTTCATGTACTTTTTAGTAATGGGATTATACCCATCATTGAATTGTTGGGGAATACTTTTGAGAAATAAAGAAATAAGCGCCTTACGTTCCTCTATTGTTTGTGGCTTGTTAGCCTTTTTACGAAAAGAAAAACCTTTAGGATATTTCTTTTCATAGCGAGGGTCAAAGAATACGCATTCAACAAACCATTCTTTGCTTAAATCTTTTTTAGTAGCTTTCTGCCAGTTGGCCGGGGATACCCAAAATTCGGTATAGCTACACCCCTGAAGTGTTTTTGTTATCATTTTGTTTGTAATTTTTACCATGACGTTTACCATGACGTTTTAGTGAAATTACAAACGAGATTTTAGCCTTAAAAACAAAGGTAACGCATTGAGTGGAAGTGCGTTACCTTGTTGCTCCCCC